CCGGTTGCGTGGATCGGACACGGCAATTACTACACGCGCGATGCTGACATTGCCGAACGCGTCGGCGGCATGACACCCGTCTACGCCGCCCCCATTCCCGCAACGGAACAGGATAAACCGTGAAACTCAGACTAGATGAATGGCTGATGCGCGAATTCTCCCCTGCGCCGGCCATCCGAACCGCGCGCCTATGGATCCGGGATGGCAAGATTTTCCCGCCGCCTGTGAAGGTCGGCCGCGCATATTATGTCGACGAGAACGCGACGTTTCAGGACCGACAAACCCGGCCGACTCTGGCCCAAAGAATCTCCCGATAAATCATGGCCGCACGCCCACGAATCCGCCGCCGCGCCAACTGGCCGGCGAATCTCCACGAGCCCAGGCCAAGCTACTATGTTTGGCGCGATCCACGCGACGGCAAGACGCATGTCCTCGGCCGCATACCGCTCGCCCAGGCGATACACGAGGCGCATGAAGCGAACGTAATCGTCGAGAATGGGAAAATTACCCGGACATTAGCTGACCGAGTTTCTAACGGACAAGGAACGGTTTCTGATCTGATTGCGAAGATGCCGACAGAAGGGCTGAGCGCAAACACGATCCGCGCGCGTAGCGATTGCGACAAGGTTATCAATGCAGCGCTCGGCACGCGCGAATGTGCGACGCTGACGACGCGCGATATTGCAGACGTGCTCGAGCCGATAAAGGAACGCGGGAAACTGCGCTGGGCTCAGGTCATCCGAACTAGGATGATAGCGATTTTCAACAAGGGCCTGGCACTCGGATGGATGGAGAAGAACCCGGCGATCGTCACCGAGAAGGTACGCAACAGCGTGAAGCGTAAGCGCCTGACGCTGGAACAGTTCAACCTGATCCTTGAGAAAGCGCCCGAGGTTGCGTCATGGCTGCCGAATGCGATGCTGCTTGCTCTCGTCTCAGGTCAGGATAGGTCGACCATTGGCGCGTGGGAACGCTCGTTCATCGTCGACGGGCACGCTGAATTGCAGCGCTCGAAGACGAAGATCAGGATTTCTATCCCGCTCGAGCTCCGCATGGATGCAGTCGGCATGTCGCTGGGGGAGGTCATCGCGCGCTGCAAGTCAACGGGCGTCGTGTCGAAATACTTGATCCACCATGTGCGTAGCCGCGGCGTGATGCTGCGCGGGCAGCCGGTGCATCTGAACACGATCTCAGCTGGCTTCGCTGAAGCACGCCGGCTGGCCGGAATCCCTGAAGAAGGCGCCCCAACCTTCCATGAAATTCGCAGCCTTTCGAAGCGCCTGTACATGGAGCAAGGGGGGATCGATACCAAAGCGTTGCTCGGCCACATGACCGATGCGATAGCAGATCTTTATGCCAATTCTCGGGGCGTTGCACCGATAAAAGTGCGCATAAACGCTGCTTAGTTTTGAACGAATTTTGAACAAGTATTGAACAGACGCCCGGAGAAGCCCATCGCATATAGGGTGCCGGGCGTTTTTCGCATGCGCTACACATAGGCGCATCGAAATTTCAGTTTCTTTAGAAAAATCAATTGCTTAACTACAATTTTTGCCACCGATAAAAGGTGCAAAAAGGTGTAGTTACGTCCTAATGAAATCAACAAGTTACATGTTGGTTTCAAACAGCCATAACACCCAAAGGTTGCCCCATGAACACGTCCGGTTATTCGGTGGCAGTTGCCGCCGCGATGGCGTTCGCCTGTACGTCTGCGAATGCTGAAAGCTTCTTTCAGATCGAGGCCGGAATCGGAGTCTCGACCTATCGAACCCAAGGGGATAATGTCTGGTATCAGCAGGGGCAGCCGCATACTTTAGGGCTCAGCGCACCGGTTCTCGCGCTGGGTTTGACCGGCCCAATTTATTCTCGGGAATCGTGGGGAATTGACTGGCATGCGAACTACGTGAGCCTTGGGCACGTGTCTAGCGATTGCACGTGCACGCCGATGGACGAGAACTACAGTACGCGTACCCATAGCAAGCTGAATCTCTACGATGTGCAAGATGCACAGTTTGTTGGAAACGGAAATGCGCAGGGTGTAACGCTGACCCTCGAGCCGTATTTCAAATATCGGGGATGGCGGCTCGGTATAGAGGGAGGACTATTCATTTATCGCCCAGCTTGGGACATCAAGGTCTACAACTGGTCGCCTCGTCCCGGCGTAGCCCCGACCACCATTGAGGCGCACACACCCCGTAATTTGCAGCTCGGAAAAGTTATCGGGGTTTCGGTTGGACGCGGAAACTTATCGGTCGCATATCAGCACTATTTTCTGCCGACTCGTTTCGACAGCAACCACTATCCCGCGATTTGGAAAGGCGCCGACGTGCTGATGATGAAATACAAGTTCTGAACCTCAGTGGTACGATCTCGCTTCCGGATTGAAACCCAATGGTGAACCCAACATGGACCGAGAATTCGACATTGATGCGATCCAAGACCCGACATATCGGGCCAAGTTTGTCAATCTCCCAGATATTATCGAAGACTGGCTTGGCCCATATGGTGGTATACGCGGCAAGGATCTGCTTGAATTCGGTTGTGGCGAAGGGGCATTAGCACTCGGCATGACGCTCCGAAAGGAAGCCCGTCGAGTCGTCGGAATCGAGGTTCTCGACGTGTATAAGCACTGTTTGCCAATCGCGAAAAAGCAATTGCGCCTTGAAACTCTTCCCGAAAATATCGAGCTCGTTAAGATTGAACCGGGTGGCCCGTTAGCACAACTCGGGCAGTTTGACTTTATCTACACCTGGTCGGTAGTCGAGCATGTCGCGCAATACATGCTCGCCGACGCGCTTGGCACTATTCGGGACGCGCTGAAACCGGGCGGCCTGTTCTTCCTTCAGATTTCGCCTCTCTATTATTCCGCGTTTGGTTCGCACATGCAGCCGTGGATTCCGGAGCCGTGGGCGCATCTTTCGATGCAACACGATCTTTATAAGAAAGCGATCTATGATGCACCTCCAACTTCCGAAGAAGTAAGGGCAGCATGGGGAGTTTATATCCCGGAAGGAGCAGACAAGGAAACTGAACGGGCGGCACTCTGGGAGACGTATACGACGCTCAACCGTCTCACCGCTCCCCAACTGTGTCGGCTCGTTGAGGATGCCGGGTTTGAGATACTTCGAGAACTTCGCACGCAGGATGAAGATAGCGTGCCTCCAAATCTCGCAGAGATCTACAACACAGAAACGCTGACCACGCAACAAATCGTCCTTCTCATGCGGAAGAAGTGAGCGCTATTTCGACACGTATCCCTGCTCTTGAAGCGTTCGAACATACGCCTGCAACGCGACTAGTTTATCGATCTCCGCTTGATCGTCTGCCGCTACAGTGACAAGGCCGCTCGCAACCGTTGGAGCGAGGTATCCGAGGGTGGCGCTACCATCAGCGCTGCTGGTGGGGGCGGCGCCTTGACCTGAGTCGGCGGAAGCACAACCGGTGACGTGGACGCGCATGCGCTGAGCGCCAGAAGCGAGCTGAGCCCGATAATCGAGAGCATCTTTTGCATGTTGCGAAACCTCGTCGTTGAATTTCTTCTGTATCGCGGATATGTCGCTCTCCGCCGCCTGTTGCTTGGCAAGCGCCGCGGAAAGCGCTTTGGCTGATTCCGCGTTGATCTGAGCGATTAGCGCCTGATGCGCAGCCTGCTCGCGCGCGAGCGTGCGGCCGTCTATGGTATGGGCTGTGCCGAAACCAAGCGCTGCGCCCACTGCGCCGGCAGCAAGGCCGGTAATAAGGAACGGGCTCACTGTTCACCCCTGCATGCGTTGCGTTCGAGTTGGCGGCGTTTCCAGATCCCACCGCATTGGTTGGATGCGATGGAACAGTCCCGGCCTCGCACGAATCGCCACTTGGCAAATTCGGAGCACGCCGCGGGGAAATCTTTCGCGATGTAGCGCTTCCGGAGCGTCGACCCGGCATAGTTGCCAAGCCCGATGTTGTAGGCAAGGTCAATAACGGCTACCTTCTGCCCATCCGTCAGCGTGTCGAATCCTGGCGTCATCTTGCGCAATTCGATCGCGTAGCCTGCCAGGCTGTCGCTAAGCATGTCGCGGCATTCGTCCATCGTGTACGGCCGCATCTGGACATTCGTTTCGCCAAAGCACACGGTCTGAAGATCACCGGCCAGCTTGTCGTTATACGGCCGGAGCGACACACCTTCCTGCGACGACGTGAGCGAGATAGCCATCGACGCCGCGACCGTACCGATAACAACCGCTAGTGACTTCTTCCCTGGCCTATTCGGTAGCGTTGGCATCAGTGCCGCCGATCACGTCAGGTTGCGCCAGATACGAGCCGATCAGTCCGAGTCCACCAATCACACCGTTCGCGAGCAGGACGGCCCACATCGGCGGATTTTGTACGACGCCCCACACAACCTGAAGAGCCGTGCTTGCAGCAAGCGCCCACACCGAATATCGTTTGTACGTGGTACGCCAGTTCGGGGAAAGAATCATGTTGTCACCTTTGTTTTGAAGTACTGCCACATAGCGAGGCCGAGCACCACCAGAACGGCCCAAATACCTTTCTTGGCGAGCTCGGACCGCAAGTCTTCGTAGAACTCAGTCCGAGCTTCCATCTTCCGAATCAAACCCTCGTGATACCGTCTGTGTCCTTCCCAGTCACCGCCTGGGAAAGCCTTGTGCAGGTCGTCGACCCTGCGGATTACCTCGTCCACTTTTCTCTCCGTGACAGATTGAGCCGTGATGTTTTCGCTGTGCCTCTGATCCATCGAGGTCGAAAGGGCATGAATCGCCGCTGCTATTTCTTCATGTATTGGCATTCCAAGCCCCGTAAAAAAGCCGCTCTTATGGCGGCTGTGTTCTTAGTTGGGAGGATTTGGAGTGTTGCCCTGTGCGAGCCAGTCTTGATACATATCCCAATAGCGATGCCCTTCGGGAACCGTCCACTGAGTTCCAGACTCATCCTCATAGAGAATGAAGTCTTGGGAGATGCTTCCGTCAGGATTTTTGACAAGAGAGAATTTCATGTGATCACCTTAGAAACGTGCGTCGCAATTCCACAAAAAACCGATACCCTGGCTGTCCCCGATCGCTGCGTTATTGATTTGGAGAAGACCACCGAATGAATTGGTCGCATTGAAAGTGACAGCCGTAGCGTTGACAGCAGTGCCGCTTGCATTGAGTGAGGTAGCAGGAACCGCGCGCATTCTGCCGAAATTCACGTTCACGCCCATGAACTGGTTCGCTACTGGAAAGTACATTCGAGCCGCGCTGTATATGACCTGAAAATATCGAGTCCCCATTGCTTGTTCGACTTGGAAACCGCGTACTTCGTAAGGCGTGGGAAGCCCTTCAGCCGGAGCATTGGCCGGACAATCTTCCAACTGAAACTCAGTCATTCGGATGTCAAATGTCGTGTTTAGCGGGAACTGAACAGCGATCCCCAGTGAATCGTTACCGGTTGTTCCAATCGTCTTTCCGGTGATGCTCGGAATATCGAGGCGAACCGAGAAACGTTGCGGTGTAGTGGTCACGTTCCAGTTCACCGTTGCCCCGCTCGTCACTGATGCGGAACCTCCACCACCACCGAACGATTGAACGATCGTGATCGAGGTAACGTTCAGCGTTCCGGAAGCCACGAACGCTACGACTGAAAGCGTTTGCGATCTACCTTGAGCAGTGGCGACGGATTCAATCTTCTGGGTGATGAACGGGTTACCGCTCGTGCTGCCAGTTGTCTGCTGGAAACGACATGCAAACGAAAGCGGACTCGTTGCAGATAGCGGTTCCGAACCAGGAGCGAATGCGATACGGGAAATAGTGGCAGCGCCCGCGATGTTACCTGGTGATGCGGCCCACATATCAGCCGTGTACGAATTGCTGCCGGCTGTGAGGTTGAACGAAGTGCCCGTGCTCCAAATATCGAACTTGCCGTCTATGAAGCGATTCCGCAGAGCGAACGGTGAGCCCATCTGAACAATCTGCGATCCGAGCTGCCCCGACTGAACGCGAAAGTTGGTGCCGTCGTAATAGATCTCGTATGGAGTTCCTACGACAAGTGCTGCAGACCACAGACCGGACCCGTTCGATTGAGTGATCGTCTTAGCGCCGACGCCCGAAATGTTGATAGTCGGGTTCGTGACGGTATTCGAAGCGGTAGGCGTGTAGAGAAACTTTTGACCGGTCACATAGGCGGTGATAGCCGGCGTGCTGGCTGCGACGATTGCATCGCCTGTGCCGCCGATCGAGCCGAGATTTTCAACGCCATTGTTCTGAATCTGACCTAAACTTGCAGCATCGGTCAGCGCAGTACCATTCCCGAGGTTCGTGATTTTGAAGCCACCGAGCGGAATGTTTGCAGTAGGCGTTTGCTGCCCGTCCTTGGTGAGACAGTTCGTAAGGCCGTTATTCGCAATGTCGGAAAGCGTGTTGTTAGCCCAGGTAGACGAAATGACAGTACCTGTCACAACTGGGTTGCCAGCGACGAGGCTGAATACGCCTGAGCCGTTAAATGCCAAGGTACACCTCCAAAACAAAAAGGCCGCACATGGCGGCCCTTAAGGGATTAAAAATGACTAATGCGCAGTTTTGGCAACTGGCTATTTCATCAGCAGTCGTCGGGGCAATCCCGGCGATAAAATCAGTGATTCACGAGAGCCGCGCCAAGCGCAGCCGCGAAGGGAGACGCACCTTTCTGAACGAACTGGCCTACCGGCTGGGCAAACGCTGGGCGCGCCATAAGAGCCGCTTGCGCCGCACGTTGGCCTAGACCTGTGTAGGGGAGTGCCGCAAGCGTCGCTGCAGTTCCAGCCGCCAGCGTCGGAGCACCGAACCCAGCTGCCGCAGCTCCGCCACCGCCGAGCGCGCCAATTAGACCCATCAAAGCCGCGCGCCCTGGCGTTCCGCTGTCGGGATATTTCGAGCCAAGCACATGTTGGCCGGCGCTAGACAGATCCTGCATGAGAGCGTTTCCAGTGGCGACGTTCCCTTTTCCTACCGACTTGTCTGCGTTCCGGACGGCGTTCTGCAGTTGACCGGCTGTAAAGATGCCGTCGTTATTCATCGCGCCTTGCGAACCGGCTGCAGCGCGCAGTCGAACAAACTTCGCATATGCCGCGTTGGCCGCAGAAAGCGCCTGCACGTCAGATGGTGCGTTGTATCGCGTCAGTGAGCTATCGATCGCATTTTTAACTTCACCAATCGCTGCGCCCAGTTGCCGCTGATCGAAAGATGCATCGCTGGAATATCCGCTGGCAATGCGCGACAGTTCGCTCTGCGCGCCCTTGAGCGTCTGGCCGTCCATGTTTCCCTGCGGGCCGAGCTTCCCAAAAACTTGAGTCTTCAGAACGTTCATAAACGTCTGCTGTTGCTGTGCAGGAAGATTCTGAGCGAGGCCGGTTAGATTCGAGATGTCTTTCTGAAATAGCGGGTCGGTCGCCTTGAACGTCATATTCGAAAGCGCGCCATCGTAGGCATTGCCGATCTGCGACTTCACTGCCTGAACGGCGTCTTGACCTACAGGCCCGTCATATGTCTTTCCAATCGGCGCGAGCACGTCGTTATAGACGGCCTTATTGAAGCTTTGGACGGAACGCTGCTGTGCGTTCTTAATCATGTCTCCAAGGATAGGAACGCTTGTCAGCTTTTCCTCAGTGCGCGCAAATCCGCCGCCGAGCGCTTGCCCTGGCGTCATCGTCACGCCGGCGTCTGCAAGTTGACGCTGGGCCGTGCCGGTCGCGCCAGTAATCACCTTGCCCAGCGCGTTCGCCAGAACGGAGCCGCCTGCGCCGAATGCAGCGCCAGTACCGGCTTGATTGAGCTTTTGGCCCCAGTAGTCCGGATTGCTGCTATCTGACGGCGCCATAGATCCACTAGCAGCGCCCAATGCCGCGCCGGTCCCAATGCGGCCTAGCGCGCTAGCCGTCGCTGCAGCAGGAGCCAAAGCAGCGAGCGGAGCCGTAGCACCGATATTGCCGCCAATGTTGCCGACCGTGTTTGTGATTGGGTTTGCTGCGGCGTATGGCTGATTCTGCGCGGCTAGATTCTTAACGCCCTGCTGGGCATCGTTCACGAGCCACGGCCCAACATGGTCCGATCCGACAGCGCTAAGCCCTTTGCCTAGTAGCTCCTGAGCACCGAGCACCGTGCTACCGAAGCCATGCCCGAGGCCCGCTCCGAGCGATGCGAGCATCCCCGGCTGCTGTCCTTGGGGAGGCGCAGCAGGGGCTGATGGCGCAGCGGGTTGCGCTTGTGCGGAAGAGTCACGCGCAATGATTGCATCGAGCGGCGACGCTTGCTGCGGTGCCGAATCGCGAGCAATGATGTCGTCAAGAGCACTCATTTCAGAATCCCGTTCTGTGCAGCCCATTCGAGCCGAGCCCGCATAGTCGGGTTTTTAGCGACTGACTGCAAGGCGGCCGCTCGTTCTGGGCCGGAAGGCATCGAGACGACGTTTGCAATCGCCGGCGTGATCTTCTGATCGAATTGGTTCTCGCGCTGGTTGTATGCCTTAGCGTCGCCAGACGAGTACACATCGGAAAGGTAATCCGACTTCAAGAGACGCGTTTGGATCTGTCCGCGGAGGGTATCAAGTCCATTCTGAACGGCTGTCTTGGGGGCGCCATACGAAGGGATCGAGCCGTAGACCAGATCGCGTGCTGCATCCGAATTAATGCCAAGTTGCGATCCCAAGTTAGTGACGAGGTTATCGCGCGATTTCTCGTACTCAGCCGCGTCTGCGCTGAAAAGCCCAGCCAGTTTTGCGCCGGCCGGACCAACCGTAGCGATGGAGGCGCCTTGCGCCAGCTTCTTCATGTTGTCGACATCCTGCAGCGCGGCGGGAGCACCGGAGCGCACCGTCTGCAGGTTCTGATACGACTTCTGCATCGTATCGACTTGACCCTTCGCCATCGCTTCCGCATTCGCCTGCGCGCCCATCGGAGCACTCGCCGCAGCACGCCCGGACGGAGCAGACCCACCGCCGCCGAACACGCCAGACGGCCCATTCTCGTGCAGTGCAATCGCTGTCGACAGAGCTTGGCGCTGAAGCGGGTTGGTCAAATCGATTTTCTGGTTCGGCGGGATGCCGAGACGCTGCGAAACGTCCTTGATATACGCCTGCGTGTCGTTCTCGTTCGGCGGCGCCCATTTCGAGATCACGCCGGAAATCGTGTTGACGCCTTGCTTACCGTAGTTCGCGAGATTTCCATCCAGCGCCGCGAGCCCCATTTGCATATCTGGATATTGCGCGAGCTTCCCACCCGGCATCATGGCGCCGGGGTTGTTGTTGCGAATCCCTGCGGGAGCAGTGGGATTTGTGACCTGAGCTTCGTTCGCGTATTCCATCTGCTGCGTCTGCGGGTTGTACACCTGTACCGGCTTGAACTGAGCGCCACCAGCTGCACTCGCCGCGGCGTTGCCCTGCATGACGCCCTGCGCGCCTTGGATCGGTTGCACTTTGGCGACGTTGCCCGACGCGTCAAAAAGCGGCTGTGCGCCGGCCGGGATTTCCGGATTAAACGCGACAGGCTGCGACGGGTTGAACGGATTGCGCATGATGCCGGTGCCGGTGATCGGCGCGACATAGCTATCCTTCTGAAACTGAGCCCGATTCGCAGCAGCAGTATCGAAACCGCCTTGACGGGCCTGCATCGTCGCAGCAGTGGGTGCGTATGCTGCAGCAGTCGATTTAAACAATTCCTTCTGTCCTTCCGGGCTCATATACATCATCGCCGCAGCGGTCGTCGGGATACCGTTCGGATTAAGCGGACCGCCAGGCGAGAGTAACCCGCCTTGTTGCGGAGCAGGCTGAGCAGACGAGCCACCGCCACCAAGTGCCGACGCAAGCGCCTGCGGGCTTGAGCCAGACGAACTCGAACCATCACCCGAGCCACCAACGCCGGACGAAGCTGCCGGCGAGCCGGTAAGCGCTGCCCATTGGTTCTGACCGAGCCCTTGATAGCCTTGCGCGACCTGATTTTGCATCTTTGCAGCTATCAATGCCTGACCGAGTTGCGCTAAGCCACCGAGCGAACTGTATTTCGGAACAACCGAATACTGCCCCGATCCGACTGCTTGCGTATTTTGAGGCTGGAACGATTGCTGCATTAAAGCTTGCGCAAGCGCTGCTTTGTTGGCGAGCGTATAGGCATCTCCCTGAAACTGCGGGAGAACCGTCATTCCGGGCGATGCATTAGGCATAGTTGTTGCCTCCGCTCAAAGCTTGTGCCATTGCCATTCTGTGCTGTTGGTCACGATTCAGATTCGCTTGAAGATTTTGCGTATTCGCTATGTTTTGTTGCTGGGCAAGCATGTTCGCCAGTGCCGCATTGCTCGCGGTGAAGGGTTCATTGTTAGCTTGCTGCGAATAAGAATTCGCCTGCTGCTTGGAGTTTTGGCTTTGCTGACTGAGCAATTGCTGAATCATGCTCTGCATACCGCCCATATTCATGCCGCCCATAGAAGCCCCGCCGAGCGAAGATCCGCCCGCGACTTCACCGGACAAGCCGCCACCTAGTGCGCCACTAGAAGTCCCCGTCATGCCTCCACCAGGAAGCAGACCGCTAAATAGCCCTGTCGGGGATGACCCGAGAGCGCTGCCCATTTCGCCGGCAGTTGCGCCCGACAAGCCAGAGCCACCCGCTGAAACGGTCCCCGTCAGACCGGCATCCCCAAATGCAGCGGGGCCACCGAACAAACCGCCAAATCCGCTTGCGCCACCGGCACCTTCTGCGCCAGCCGCGCCACCTCCAAACAATCCGCTTAGGCTGCTGCTAAGCCCACCACTGCCGCCAGCCGCCCCGCCAGCACCACCCAATGCCCCGCCGATCGCCGGGGCCGCATATGCGCCGCCGATCATCATCCCGATAGTGTCGGCGGGCTTCGCCTCGGCCGTGCTCATCACCTTGTCGACCATCGGGATTTTTCGCAGCGGATTAATCGTCTTGTCGATCTGCCCGCCAAACTCCGTTACTGGGGAAATTATTTGATTCGTCAGCTTGGGGATCTTGTGCGACGTGAGATCGACCCACTTATCGCCAATGCCACCCGGAATCCACGCGATAGGATCGGTCCATTTCTGAATCTTTCCGCCGATAGCGCCGATCGGAGATTCATGGTTGTCTGCGCTGAGAGTGTTTCCGAAAACGCCCATTTACGCCGCCAGTTGGTAATTGACTCGGTCGAATCCATCTGCACCACGGAGCACAGCCTTTGGCACAATCTTGCGGACTTCGTCTGCCATGAAACCTATATGTCGAATTCCTTCCGGCTCCCACATATATCGGTAGGTGTAGACGCCCAGTCCATTCGCCCACGTTGCAATACGCTGGATAGCCCGTTTGGAGCGCCGGTCAGACATCGCATAGGCCATCATGCCTGCAGAGCCGAGTCCAAATAGGCCGCTCATGGTGTTATTCGAACTGGCTTGGCCTGCGTTATATCCGGCGAGTTGCGACTGATACTGATTGTTGTAGAGCCCTGCAATGTCGGCCGGCGCAGCACTTGCCTGGCCGGTTCCAGAGTAGCCAGGGATCAGACTTGCGATAGATCCGAGTTGCGAATACGGCATGTTTCCAAGGGCGGCTTGCTGTCCATACAGACCGGACTGAGCGCCATACGTAGAGCCCATGCCGCTCAGGTTTCCTGACTGCAACCCAAAGAGTCCGGCCTGGTTGCCGACTAATCCGGCCTGCTGACCATACAGACCGGCTTGCGCACCCAAGTTATTGGCCTGCTGTCCGACCAATCCGGCCTGCTGACCAAGCAATCCAGACTGAGTATTGACGCCTGCGATTTGATTCTGTAGATTCTGCGCTCCGAGTTGCGAACCGGTCATGATCGCTTGGCTCTGCGCGTTGCTGTAGGCTTGCTGCTTCGTGTTGTTATAGTTCGTCATGGCATTGTTATATGCCTGCGAACCGGGGGCCAGACCTTGATTCGCCAATTGCGCGCTAAGCGATTCGCCCTGTTGCGAAAACTGAGGATCGAGATATTGCGTCTGTGACTTGTAGGCCGCATCCTGGCCTTGCTGCTGCGCTGCTTTCGCAGCTCCTTGATCAAGTTGAGAGCCCAAGCCCGCCAATTGCGAGCCGATTCCAGAATATTGAGAATTCAGACCGGAATACTGATTTTGCAAGCCGCCAATCTGGTTCGAAATGTTGGAATACTGCGGAGCCAGTCCAGAGATACCTTGGTTAAGCCCTTGATACTGGCCTGCCAAGTTGCTGTATTGGCCGTTGAGCGAATTAAGACCGTTCTGCGCATTAGAGATCGTGGCGCCGCTATTTGACGCTTGCCCTAACAGGCTATTCATCGCGCCGGTAAGCTGGGGGTTCGCGCTTACCTGCGTGTTGTAGATCGGCGCGCCTGTCTGCGGGTCGACACCGGTCTTCGTCGTCTGCTGCGATCCGAACGGATTTGAATAATTGTTGAGGTTCAGTGCTTTGTTATAGGCAGCCGTATCCGTGTTCGTCTTGGTTGTAGCCGATGCAACGACATTTGGGTCAGGATAAGACGGAGCTGAGCCGCCACCTCCTCCCTTGCCGCCTCCACCGCCATATAGCATGAACTGATCGAGCAGCAGATATTTGAACAGCTTGAAGATGCTCATTTCATTCCCTTAAGGAGCGAGTCGTAAAATTTGCCGTCGAGATAGCGGCATTCCCGTTTGAGCATCCCGTAGAGAACAAAATCGGTGCCGTCTGCTGCGGCTTCTCGTAACAATCCCTCTTGCTTGAATCCAAGGGCCGTGAGGAATCGATGGGCGTTGCTATTTTCAGCACGAACCAGCGCGCTAACCCTTTGCACACCAAGTTGCAGGAATGGATAGCGGAAGCATGCAGCCATGTAGGAAGGCGTCATCCAATGACGCGATCCATCCGAGGCGACGTGCATCATCACGTTCGGGCCGTTGTGCTGCTCGTAGAGAACCCCGGCAACGAGATCTCCATTACGTTCAAGCCCAATGGCGCTGTAGCCAAATAGCTCTTTCTCGCCAACCTTCTCGGCCACGTAGCGCATTACGCGCTCCGGCTGATCCCAAACGATGCGCTTCATACCGTCCAGCCCGTCTCAAACACGATGTCAGACGCCGCCCAGTGCGTCTCTGTACCATTCACGGCCGCTTTCAGCGTTGGCGAACCGGTCATGCCTAGTCCGACGACGCCCTGCCATGCCTTAGCGATCTGAAGCGAGCCGCCCCATACCGCCATATCCCATATCCCCGAATCCCACAACCCAAAGCTAGTGGGAAGGTAATTCAGTGTCGAATTCGGTACGTTCTGGTCATAGTCGACATTGATTCCGGCCGCCAGCGCCGGCGCACCGTTCGTCCACAAGATCGGGCGCATCATCGTGAAGCGCTTCTGCAGCGGCGTTCCGAACTCGCTGAAAGCCTGCTGGGCTAATGCGTTGATATTGGTGTTGTTGTCGCTGAATCCATTCCACGCGAGCCCGACATACCCGTCGCTGCCGAAATAGATTTGATCGTTGAAACGCTCCCAGTGATTTGCGTTCCACCCGGTGAAGTTGCACCAAGCCCCGGTAATCGTGTTCATCACATACTGTTGTTGCTGTCCCAATCCCACAGGGATGTTCAGAATGATCATGTTCTGAAGCGGGAACAGAACCAGACACCAGCCGTAGTTGTTGGGGTAAAGACTAGTCGCCTGGGAAATGGCGCCTTGGATCTTCCCGGTGATGTTCACCGCAGTATTGACGCGCGTCGACGCCAACAATTGCGAGATCGGGCCTAGACCATCTTTGCCGATATAGAGAAGATCGCCGCCATATTTCATGAACGATCGAAAGCCCATCGGCGTACCAAGCTGGTAGACGCCAACCAGCGCAAAGGTCGACGATTGCGATGGGTCCGTTCCCTGATAGACAACGACCTCGCCTTCGCTCGTCACGAAACAAAGCTGGTCCTGCACCCCGTAACCGCCATCCATCGTCAGGATGCCCATCGAGACGAGGGAGCCACCACGGCGGCAAATTGGGCTGAGATCGAGGAACTGTGCAGCGCCCCCGAACTGACCAACCGGCAGATACCACGCTTTCAGGCTATTTTTCTGGATGAACCAGATCCGACTAGCGAAAAGCGTGATGAACGAGAACGTATTCGGGTTGACGCCGGAAATGTTGGTCGACAACGTATAGACGCCAACGACCGTCGCGTTACCCCCCGGATTCGACGACATCACATAGGTAAAGGTATTCGCACCCGTTACCGTGATCGTAAATGTTCCGTTATAGGCGGCCGGCGTGGCGCCGCTGATCGACACGATATTTCCGGTCGTCAGACCATGCGGCGACGCAGTAGTCAGCGTTGCGGTCGTGCCAGCATTCGTTATCGACGTGATGGTCTGCCCTGTGCCGCTCGTGATCGCCTGCCAGGTGCTGCCGTTGTAGACGTAATACCCATCCTGACCGTTCACGATACCGAGGAACGGGCCAGCCAGCGTCGCAAAGTTAGTGTAAGCCCACTTGTCGCTAGTTAGTCCTGTCAGTACCGGAGCACCAACGGCGCCCCCCGAGCTGATGTCATAGATCGCGCTCCCTGATGCGGCAAAGAGCTTGTTCGATCCCGACGACGCGTTGTACGGCATCAGCGTATTTACCTGCCCTGGGATGCCTGTCGCCCATTTGGTGAACCCTTGGCGGGCCATCACATCGGATGTCGTCGGAAACCAATTGGTCAGCGTAACGGCGTCCTGAGGAGGCATCTCCGCAAGAGAATCACGCGCGTTCCAACCGCCGATCGGCGCAGGCATGTTGACCGTAGCCGAACGTTGCCCTTGGGCCTGCCGGCGTCTCCGCTGGGCTGCTGCTGCGATACCGGTTACGTTCGTCACGGTTGAGCGACTCCATAGCCACTGTCCGGGATGTTCTCAGGCCCTAGCAGGTAGCTCGAAATGCGCGGCGCCAGCGAGAGCATCGCCGCGCCCTGCTCCTCTCCCTTGACCGACGAAAGAATCGCGTCGTAATCGTCCTGCAAAAGCTGCGTCTCGAATCCCTTGATGCCGAAGTATTTGAGCTTCAGACCGGCGACCATCAAGCGGTCGTCAAACAAGCATGTGTCTGTGTCCGTCGTGAAGCTGCCCTTGCGGGTGCCCGCTACGTCGGTTACCCAGTTTTTCGAGACATACTCAAACCCGAGATATTCGGACGTGCTAACACCAGGCCAAATCTGGAAGAAATTACCGAGGATGCGCCAACGAATACGCGGACCAGTCGCGATATATCCAGACTTCAGCCATTGCCACTGCTGTGGACTCTCAGGCCCGAGCATTTCCCAATGCTTCGACTTGTCCCATTGCGTGCGGTCGATGATGCGCTGATAGTCGGAGGGGAACGAATATTTTGTCTGCGCGAACGTGAGCGAAACGGCTGTCCCACTCGCCGCTGCTGCCTGGCTCAGCGTGACCTGTGTCGGAGAATCGACCGATTGCACATACGTATCTTGGTTGATCCCGTTACCGGTAACCATGTATGTGCCAGCGACAATGCCAGCAGTAGACGGGATATTGATCACGACGGCCGAATTGGCCGTAACATCGCCCGTTTGAATCGTCCACTGACTCGTGAACCGGTATTCAGTCGTCAGCGCTTGCCAGTTAAAGGCCGGCTCGCGGATCAGTTCATATCCGACCGAATTGAGCAGCGCCAACTGTTGAACCGTATCCTGTGCCGTGTTCCCCGCTACAGATGAAGGAACGGCAAGCCCCAATTCTCCGGTGGCCTGCTGGATCAACTGCAACATTGTCGCTGCCATGTCTTACGCCTCTTTGCGGGGGCGGCCGGGGCCGCGCTTTTCGGGATCCAGCGATTGCATTGCTTCGAGTTGCGAGCCGAGGCGCAGGACCGTCGCCTTCAGGTCTTCGATTTCCTGATTACGAAGCATCAGGTCTTCGGCTTGCTTCTGAGCCAGCGACGAGTCTTTTGCCGCAGCGATATACGCCGCCGCTTTCGTGCGCAGCTCGTAGCAGCCCATACCGATGCGCTGGCATTGCTGGTCTGAGCATTCGGCCAGTTGCTCGACGGTGTGGAACTCAAGCGCCTTCAGCTTCGCAACAGTAGCTACATCGAGCCGCGGCCAGTCTTCAACCGGCGTGCCCGATTCCGGGCGGTAGGACGTGCGGCGCTCGTAGGCTGCCCACTGTCCCGGCCATTCGTCCTTGTCGTCGTCGCGAGCCGGACGCTCGATGATGTTCGTCGGATCGCCTGGATTGCACTTCTTAATCATCGGGACCAAATCAAATTCGGGCTTGCCGCTCTCTTTGCTGCGGAATTCGTTGTATCGCTTGCCGGGGAAGAACTCGACATACAGCCCAGCCCGCGGGTTCTGCGTATCACTTTCCAGTGCTTCGTACATTCTTTTCTCCTGTTATGGGTAAGGTCCCGTGAAAAAAGGGGCGCCAGAATCGACGCCCCAAGACCCACGGGAGAAAAGCTGTTTTAGACCGATGCGATACCGAACCAGCCGTAATCGCCCGTCACCATGTTGGTGGCCGGCGACGTGTACGAACCGCCCGAGTTGGTCGCGAGGAACGTTGCCGGCGTGACGGTGCAGACGGCGGTCGATGCGGTGATGGAGCCGTTGGCTTTGGCGAAGACGTAACGCTTGCCGTCGCTGCCGAACACTTGCTCACCGATGTTGAGAGGGACGGTCCGAGCACCCGACGCGATGTCGGTAGCAAGAATCGTGTTGATCAGATCGAAGCCGATCTGAGGAGTTACGGAATACACAGGCATGATTGCTCCTTTAGGCGATGAGCACGCCGCTGAACTGCGGCCCGCGCGACGTGAGGTTGCCGGCCCAGCCGATGAGCTTCGTCACGGCGTCTTGGTTGACGGCCTGACGCTCGCCACCGATGGGAACGAAGTTACGATCGCGGTGCGGACGGAAGCTGATGTACTTCGTGTTGAGGCCCCACATGTGGTTGGCCGTGGCATTGCTGCCGATACCGCCGTCCAACACCACGTCTGCCGCCATGCCGCCACCGTAGAACTTCACGGCCGGGAAGCCGGCGCCTGCGAGCTTCGTGTTGCCGTCGCTCATGACGCGCTGCTGAGCCTGCATCGATGCGATGTACGCCGAGTAGTAGTTGTTGTCCGCGACGAACAGATCCATACGATCGCGGCCGCGAACTGCTTTCAGCGAAAGCTGCGTCATGTAGTTCTGGATGTTCGCCGCCGACACCGGAGCGCCGCCGTTGGTCGTGCCAGAGAACACCTGCGATTGCCAGAACGGAAATGCCGAGCGCGAGATACCGCCGTACGTGCCCGAGCCCGGAGCGTCCGGAATAGCCGCGGCCAGACCGGTGATGTTCTTGCCCGAGTTGCCGGTACCATCGAGGTAGATGTCCGCAGCGATGCGGTTGATCAGCTGCGCTTCTGCGATGTCCATGCGCGAATCGAGAAGATCGATGATCGCTTCTTTCGACGAGTTTTGGAGCATTTCCAGACCAGAGATGGTCACGGCCGCCGCGTACTGCTGGATGCTGAACTGAGCAGCCGAGATCGGGCTATTCGGGCTGATGTTCAGCACTTCATAACCCGAGTACGAGTTGACGTTGGTCGTCGTCGAGTCGGTGTACATGATTTCTTCCAAAATCACGTTACCACCGCCGAACGGACGGACATTCCCACGCTCACGGAGAACCATGAGAAGGGCGTTGTTGTTTGTTACGTTGTCAGCGAGTTCGCCGCTACGAGACTGAATGGTCGTGGCGATGATGTCGCTGATTGCGCTATTGGCGAATGCCATG